ACGTCGCGAACGCGAAGCTGATTCGCATCGGAGCCATCAAGGGCGTGCTCGCAAGCAAGCGTCTGTGGTTGTACCAAGGCATGAAGGGGTATGAAGTGCTCGTCAACCAGTTGCTGAAGTGGCCGAAACTCGGCAGACACGACGATTTTGCCGACTGCCTGGGGATGGTAGTCGCGGCACCTACGGGTTATCAACTGGAAAATCCCCCACAAGTGGTGTCCGCAACGAACTGGCTTCGAAAATACAACCAGAGTGAGGCAGGGTCCGACGATTATCCCGACAACGGGTGCGGAAACGGCCTTGTCTGCTGACCTCGTAACTTTTGGACTATTCTCTCTTTAGTAGGGAGAACCCAAATGTTCATTTACGTGATAGTTTGCGACGAAAGTTTGAAATTGTACGTCGGGCAGCATAAGGGAGAAGACCTTGGAAAATACCTATCCAGAAAATTCTGGGATGCGAATCACCACACGTCGGGAAAACGTTCGCATTTGTACGCCGCCATGCGGAAGTACCCACGAGAGTGCTGGAGTATCCATCCGTTGGTGTCCGACGTTGGAACTCGGAACGAACTTGATATTTTGGAGCGGCATTATATCAAAGTATTGAAGTGCCAACATCCCCGTATCGGCTACAACATCTGTGACGGCGGTGAAGGATTCACAGGACATCATACTAAGGCTGTCTGCCAGAAGATGAGTGCGAAAATCAAGGCGTCGTATGTACGTCGGGGTGCGGCAGAAATTCAAAAACGTAGTGAACAAGTCAAGGCGAGATGGGCGAATCCCGAATTTCGCAAACGAGTAAGCGAGGCGATAAAGGCGGCTCCGAATTCTGGACAATTTCGGACAGGAAATCACGAACCTCGTCCCAAGCCGCTCGGATTTCGCACCTCAACGTCGTTCGCTGCGGGGCATCTTCCATGGAACACGGGGACGAAGGGAAAAGTGAAGCCTAACAGCGGTTCGTTTCAACGTAAAGGTTAGGTAGTAGACTTTTTAAGCCTTAAATGAGAGCATCCTATGGCTTCTAATGAAGTAAACATCAAGGCAACTACCCACTTTCAGGACCTCGGTCAGATGCGTGTCCTCGATCTACCCGGCGCGGTGCCGTATGGCGAGACTGCGCTTCCGATTGGACCAACTGAAGTCGCTTTCGTCGACCAACGCAGGTCTGACCTCTCGATGCTTAAAGAGGCGAATTTGAACCGCGATGAAAGTGAGTCGTTTATCCTCACACGCGGGTTGATTGGACGATGGAACTTGGCTGAAGTCATGCTGCGTGCATGGGTCGAGCCCGTCAAATGGAAAGGTAGCGAGCAAATGCGCTCGCATCTTGGAATTCCTCTCGTCGCCGAGCAGTTTTACTCCATTCACAGCGTCGTGAACCAGACTTTATTCGGCGGATATCGCGTTCTCAAGGTTGACGCCACGTCGGGGACGCCTATGGAGTGCGCGCTCGCTCAAGAAGCCCTTCTGAAGGCGGAATTAAAGACCGCTGGATATAAAGGCGTGTCGGCAAAGACCGAAATGCGTGAAATCACGTACGACGGTCTGTTTTACGGCTTTGGTATCGCCCACTACGGTTGGGAAACCACAAAAAAGAACGTCATCAAGAGAATTCACAAGGCGAAACCGCAAACTGCCAGCGTTGGCGACGTTTCTGTCATCATTCCGACATTCGACGAAGACGATATCGAAGAAACCGTCGCAGTTGTTGAATGGAACATGCCGAAACTGGAGCATGTGCCGCTGCGGCGCGCTCGCTACGCACCAGACCTTCGCAGGGGAGACCCGCGTGTTGCGGAATGGTTCGGACGCATCTTTTATCCGACAGGATATGACTTGGACGCGCTCCGCAACACCGTGGGTTGGAAAATTCCGTCTCGCGAAAATATAGTGAAGATTACTACGCCGCAAATGCAAGACCCGGCGACAACGAACAACCTTGATACCCAAGGTTCGAATACAGCCAACCCAATTTTTCAGCAGGCAACGACGCCACAGAAGGCGTTTCCCGAAAACGCCACCGAGCGCAACCAGCATGACCCGCTCGGGCGCAAATTCGAATGCTTCGACTACTGGACGGCAGATCGTCACTGTGTGATTCTGAACAAAGAATACATTCTACTCAACGAGACCCACAACTTCAGGCGTCCGCCGTTTCTTGGGTTCTGCTTCAGAAACGCGCCTGATGCTGCAGCCGGATACGGAATTGCATTTTGGTTGACGGACTTCCAGCGCGTTTGTCAGGGTGTTATCAACGCGTTTTTGGATGACATGAACCTGAACTTGATGGGAACCTACGCCACACCAGCCGGAACCAACAACACCGCGCAGGCTCAGTGGATATTTCCTGGCAAAGTATTCAAGTCTGACCCGAACGGAGAATTCAAACCTCTCACACGCAACGCCATCGACGCGAAAGAACCTTTGGCTGTCATCGCACAGATGAAGGCGTGGTCGGCGGGTATTACTGGCGCAGGACCGGGAACACTAGGTTCGAACCCTGGCTCGGCGGGCGACATGCGTACTCCCGCTGGCGTTGAGGCTATCTCGGGCGGCGAGACCGTCAAGATGCAGGACCTGATCGACGTGATATCCGAACAAGTCTTCATTCCATTTCTTGAATTCTGCATAGAGCGCAATGCGAAACTTAAACCGTCGCAGATTCGCGCCATGTTGTCGCAGGAACTCGGAGAGGCATTTGCAGCGACGCCGTTGGATGTACAAAACGGAACCTATCGCGTTGACATTTCCGCAGGTACCAAACTCGCGGCGCGCGAGGCTCTGAACAAGTACATCGGCGTGCTAGAAACCTTCTTGCAGGCACCAGGAACTGTGGAAAACCTTGCCGTACAAGCCATGAAGATCGACTTCAACGGCATGTTCGAGGCTCTGTTCGATACGTTCGGTGTTCCTTACAAGGAAAAGATTATCGTCCCGATGACCGACGAAGACAAACAACGTCGTCAGGAAAACACCAAGGCCGCGCAAGCACAAGGTAAACTCGCGATGGTCCAGGCGCAGGGCGAAGTGAAAAAGGGTGTGGACAACAACCAGGCAGAGAATCGCATGCTGATCGAAACCGGAAAGCATACGTTGAATGAGCACGGGAAGCAGACTGACGCGGCGAATGACTTAGCTGCGAACAAGGCGGCACAGAGCACGCCGGAAGCGCAGGGTCTTGACAGAGCGGCGCGGTCGGCTTTCACGAAGATGGACAGTTCCGCCTTTGGCGGCAGCGGTAGTTAATCGGAGCGTATTATGAATTCACCATCAAGCCCTTTCGTGTCGGTCTCGACACCAGCGGGTGAAATAGCAAATCGCCTTATCAGCGTTCGCGCCAATCCTGGCTTCTTGGACATCATTCGTATTTCGCAGAGCCTCGTTCAAGAAGCGACTGATATCGCGAACGGTTACCCCGGCTGGGACAGGGACCAACAATTCATGCTGTTCATGCGAGCCAAGGTTGCGCAAGAACACCACACCGCGCTGCTTACCCGAATCAACACGACGATTGAACAAGGCATCGCCGAGGCATCGTCGCCGAACTTCGTTTCACAGAAAACCGCAGCCGACGCTATCGACCAAGGCGATTATGTGCGGCAACAAGTGCTGTCGAAGTTTGACGAATTCGATTCACGACCTGCGGGCAGTTATGCCCCAGGCGAGTAGAAATAGACTAATACAACCTTAAACAGGAGCAATCCCATGAGCGCAGACTTAGTACTGAATGACGAACTGAAAAATTCTATCAACGCCGCAGTTAACTCCACGGACATTCGCGAAATCGTTATCGCCGAAGCCCAGCGACAGGGACTCACTCCTGAAGCGGCGGCTCAACAGGTTGCTGCCGACGCAGCCAAGACCGCTGCGGACGCTGCTGCCGCTGTTGTCTCCGAACCGACCGTCTATACCCGCACTGAAATTATCGGCGGGCAGAGTTTCACTTTCGACGCGGGGTCCGAACTCGAACTCGAACGCGCCGTGAACAACGCCTATAAGGTGGCGTACTCACTCCAAACTCAGGAACCTGCCGCAATCGTCGAGCATGTCCCCGACGCGGCACAACTCGCCGCAGAGAAGGCCGCTGCCGAGCAACTCGTCGCCGCCAAAGCCGAACTCGAATTACAATTCAAACGTGGAGACATCAACGCGCGGCAGTACCTCGAACAGTCCGGTGCTATCGGCGAGTATCTAGCCGAACAAGGCGTCCCACTCAACGAATTGAAGAACGCGGTCCAAGAACAGCGCGGTCGCGGCTTCGAACAGTCATGGGCGGATGCCACACAGGATTTTTTGAATTCTCCTGCAGGTCATGACTGGCCGGGAGGAGAACGGAACAAAGAAATTTTAGGAATGACCATCGCAGGACTCGGGCTCGTGGACGCGGAAGATAAACTTGCCGCGATGTCACAAGCGTACGCGTCGATGAAAGCGGCGAACACTGTATTCCCGCACGAAGAGGAAGCCGCACCTGTGGTCGCAGCGGCAGCAGTTGCAGCACCTGTGGTCGCGGCTGTTGTAGCGGCCCCTATCACGGTTGCCTCGCCTGCGAAGACTGCACCGACATCATCTTCGATGTTCGGAAGTAGTTCGGGTGTTTCAGCACCGAGTGGTGGTACAGCAGCGGCAGCGGCGGTGGGCGCAAAGTTAGATATTCCCGCAGATGCTACTCCGCAACAGATTCTCGCTTACTACAAAGAGAGCCTGATTGCAAATCACCAGGACCCGAATGCTGCGTTTATCGAGCAGCACGCGACGAAGAGATAAGTAAGTTTTAGACTAACGAAAGTATAAATAGAAGTCTCCCTAACAGGGACGAGGATACACTGCCATGATTCTGCCGCCTGGAGTACAGTCAGTCACACTAGCCGCCTTTCCGCAGATCGCGTACGACCGCACTGCAATTATGGAATGGCAGTTCAACACCCCGTTCCTTGAGGAACTTTGCGATTGGCGTAACCTGCCTCGACGGTCTGGTCGAACTCTGCAGTTCTACGGTCAACAGCCGTACGCCGCAGCGACCTACGACCTGTCTGAAGGTATCCCAGGGCCGTCGCTGCAGCTTCAACAGGTTTTCAGCGATGCATTCGCCGACGAATACGGCGACTGGATCGGTATCTCGAACGTCGCGCAACAGATGTTCCTCGCGGACATCACGCTCGACGCAAGCCGCAACTTGTCGTATCGGGGTGCTCTCACGAGCAACCTGATCGCGATTAACGGCTTCGAGGCCGCTGCAGTCGCGCAGCCGTCCGCACGCATCGACCTACTCGACAACGAGTACATGCTGTCCAACACGATCCGGAAGTGCGAATCCCAGTTGATGGGTAACGCCGTCCCCGGTCGCGACGGCGGTCTGTACACGTCGGTGATGCACCCGTACGTCGTTTACGACTTCATGTCTGACAACAGCGCAGGTTCGGCTGTTGACACCCTGAAGCGCAGCGAAGCGGGAGCCACAGTTCTGAAGTCCGACATGACTCGCGGCTATACCGTCCTTGAGTGGGCGGGCGTCCGCATCATCCGAACCCAGACCGTGCCGACCTACGCCAACTACCCTTCAACGGGTAAGACTGGCTACGCAACCTACGTCGTGGGTCGCGAAGCAATGATGGCTTCCGAGTTGCTCGGCAACCGCGTTCCCCGCAGCCCGAGTTTTAAGGTTAACGTCAAGACCTTCGGCGATAACGACATCGACCTGAGTAACCCAATGTTGCAGACGCGAGCAATCGTGTCGTACGACTGGTTCCTCGGTGTTGTGGCGAGACCCAATACCAATAATACCCCAGGGTTCCGCCGCGTGAGGGGGGAGGTGTCA